ACCACTGGCTCTAGTGTCGTTGGTTGTAATCTGTGGTTGTAGTACGCCGCTAACGGCAGCGTTGATAGTAATCTGAGGCTGAAGAACACCGCTAAGAACAGAAGTAGATTCAATGTTAGATATTTGAGACTGCAAAACACCGCTAACAGCAGCGTTAACTGTAATTTGAGGTTGTAATGACCCACTCACAGCAGTATTAGAAGTGATTTGTGATTGTAAAGACCCACTAACGGCGGCGTTGGTTGTAATTTGAGACTGTAATTCGCCGCTAGAGTTTACATAAGCTGTTGATTGAACAGTGCCGTCGCCAAAACGAATACTTTGACTAAAATTCCCAGTTCCGGTAACGTCTAACTGATAGGACGGATTAGAATTTCTAATTCCAAAATTACCAGCATTATCAACAACAGACAAAGCGGTTCCTGCATTGTTGTTCCATCTTTGAATATCAGCAGAAAGCGCCGCACCACCGTTGACAACGAAGGCTGGATAAGAACTACTGTTAGATTGTAAGTGTACACCTGTGCTATAGTGAGCAGTTATGACATCTACACCTTGATGTTTTACTACAAAAGGGGCAGAGTTTGCTATGGTTATTTGATTATCAGCATTTCCAATCAATCCACCAGCGCCCTCGCTGGCATAGAAATATCCATAACTAGGTGCAGCAGTTGGGTCAAGAGGTGAAGTTTTTAACCCCAACCTCCACGTAGGGGAAGTATTTGCGTCAGAGTAAAGACCAATTGTTCTATCGTTTGCATCGTCCACATATGCATGTATAAAGTTTCCAGCGTTAGTTCTTTTTAAAGTAAGCAACCCGCTGCTAGTGGCACCATTTGTCAAGATAGATCCAAAGTCGCCACTGTTTGCACTAACTAGATCGGCATTTACATCGTCTACATTTATATCGCCCGATATTACAAAGTTACCGTCTGCGTTTTTGTATATAAGTTTATTTGATGGAACCACCCCAAAGACCACAGCTACTCCAACAATAGATATTTTATTGTCAGAATTAGAACTTTTTATTACGGTGTCTCTGCTTAAACTGCCGGATGAGAATGTACCAATACCAATTTCAAAATTACTCTCATTTTGTACGCAATAGTAGGTGGTGTTACCTTCACCAATAGCATCGGAAAATGACTGAAAACCACCAAATGTAGCGCCACTAAGGGTAATTGTTCCAGTACCCTGAGTGATGGTGGTTTCTTTTACTCTATCTGCTATTATAAGTGCCATTTTCTATTCCCTATTATATAGATATTTTGCCTCTCTTACAAAACTATTATACACTATTTCGTCAAACCCATTTTCTTTAACGAAATGCTGGTAAATTGGAGTCATGTCTAAATTTAACTCTACAAATTCTAATACATAGTTTCTTAGCTTGTATTCTACCTTTGCTGGATACTCTATATCTTCAGACCTTCCAAATCTATGTAGCCATTTTAAAAACGGCAAGCAGTATGCCTTGTTTCCATTTTGTCTATACTTTTCGTGTATGTAACATTCTTCTCCACCAAAGCCGCTTGCGTGTTCATTATACCCAAGCCAAGATTCTCTTCTAACCAAAAAACACCCGGTTCCTTGGGCAAATATCTCAAAAGGTTCTTCGTCTGGATTAAGTCCTACGGGTAGTAATTCTTGAGACGATAGCATTTTGTTTAGCTGTTCTTTATCTTTGGGCATAACCTTACAGCAGCTTGGGCATTGATGTACCTCAGTGTTATCAAATATATCTTTTATTATAATTTCTTCTTCTTCAACGTCTGAGTCTATATCAAAGTATAGCTCTCCGCAAGAGCATTTGAAGGCAGACGACCAAGTACCCCAGTTGTTATCTCTCCAAGTATTTTCATAGTGTGTAGAGAGACCAAACATATTGTCATGAACTAATGGTCCGTTATAGATGTCGTTTGTCTCTGGATTTTTCTCCATAAAATCAAATATTTTCTCTATAACCAATACAGTCGGACACAACAAAACATGACAATCTAAAACTAAAACAAAGTCTCCGGTCGCGCGCCTTACGATCTCATCTTTTACGGCGGCAGTGCCACTCTCGCTGAATATATTATAATTTAGTGATCTATTTTGAGAAAGCGTAGAGGCCGCAAAGTTTTTCAATTCCTCTGCATGATCTGATTTTTTGTTGTTTTCTACAATTACAAACTCTATTCTATCAAATAAATCTTTTCTTCCGTTATAAATAAGTTCCTTTCTAATGTCCTGAATTGTGAAGTAAGCGCCATCGAAATCATTGTGATGGGCTATTCCTATTGAAAGCTTTCCTACGGTTGACATCCTTCCTCCCCTGTTCTGTCTACGCAATTTACGTCTGGAACAAAATCATGATATGTTTTATAAGTTATTTCATTATTAAGAAAATTAATTGGTGTTAAAGACGTTCCTGCCTTCAAGGTAAACTTTTGTTGATAGCACTGCTGCTCCGTTAAAAGCTCGTAGCATATCTTAAAGTCTCTACATTGTTCTGAATTAGGGTGGTGTTTATATTCATTATATCCTTCTTCGCAAATCAAACCAAAGCAGCAAGAACCGCTAGGTCCGGGGCCAACATCCGCTCCAAATATGGGAGTTGGGAATTTACTGTAGTATGTTTCATCACCGCTTACGGCTACGCCTCTGTTGCCGAGATTTCCTTGTTCACACCGTGATTTTGTTGTAGCGTAGGAAGAGGAGCCGTTTGTTATAACCCGAAGACCGCCACCAATAGTTTCGCAGTTTGAATCTTCTCTAAAACATGTAACTTCTGTTCCATTTTGCGTTGGCTGAAAATTAGGCACAAGCACGGCGTCTCTGGTGAAAAGATGGATACTGGTATAGGGAGTCGAGCCGTAAGATTTATTGTTAGCTATTTCTTCGCATTGTTTACAATTATCAACTTTAATAAAAGGATAAAAATCTCCCAATCCGTAATCACACTTGCCGGTGTGTGGATTACAATCTACTCTTAGACTATCTTCTGTTTTACAGAAATCTTTCTGGGTAGAAGATGATGTACATCCTTCATAACCAGCCGTTATTAGGTCTCCATGAAGATTTACATTAGATCCTATCTTTTTCAGTTGCTTGTCAATAAAACGTTGAGTAACGCCAGTTGTAGTATTTCTATTCAAAGACGCCTCGATGTATTCAGCATCCGTATCAACACTTATGCAGTCCTCAGTAAAATCAGCATTTCCCCAACAAACTATGCCGCCATCTTTGGAAAAACCCGCAAACGAATTTTCATTAGAAACTAAAACCTCAAGTCTGAGCTTTCTAATGGGCGTAAACTTACGATCTAAACCATCAAACCTCTCACTTGTTCCGTATCCACCGTTGGCAATTCTACCAAAAGAAAACACCCTTCCTTCATCATTAATCGCTGAAATTGCATAATAATTAGATTTGACATCAACAGCCGGTTTAAACGGAGATTTGTCATCAATAAAATTATTGTTTCCGTATGGGTCAAAATTTGTGTAGTTTAGACCTCCCCAATGAGTCATGCTAGAAAAAACAAATCCTTTTCTTGTTTCAAAAACATGATACGGCCCGCCTCTAAATTTTAAGTCGGTGTTCGGGTCATTAAAACCCGTATATATTTTCGATTTATCACCACCGTAATCAGCGTGTCCCCAAGAGATTAAGTTTTCGACAGAAAGTAGCCTGTTTGGAGATGGACCTCTTGTGGCAACAAAGGCTCCTTCTGACGCAAACACATTTGTGATCGGCCTTTCATCTAAACTTTGCTGAAGCACAGGATCAATAAACCCACCATAACTAGAGTTGCCCCAAGCAACAACTGTTCCGTCGTGCTGTAATGCACAAGCTGCGCTCCGTGTAAAGAAAACACCGCTAACGTTTGTTAATTGAGACTGCTTGCTGCCGGGATTCAATGTTGTATAAAAAGATCCATCATTTTTTATGAAACTAAAGCTGGCAGCGCCACCGAATACACCGCTAACATTTGTAATCGGTTTTTGAATGCCCTCTGTCTCGCTGTCGCTACTCTCTCCATACGAGGAGGTGTAGTTGAGAATTAAAAGAGTATCAGAAGACGTTACTCTCCCGTCGTTATTTAAATCGTATCTGCTGTTATAAGGATCTCCACGACTAACAAAGTTAAGAATTGAAAGTATATCAGAAGTCGTTATTCTCCCGTCTTCATTCACATCATAGGGATGATAGCCTTGTTGCGACCCCGCCGTAACATAGCCCCACATAAAAGCGTTGTTATCTTTAAGAAGTGCGCAAAACGCACCGCCGATGCCTTGCTCGCCATTAACAAATATATCTACAACGGGATTGTTTGGGTCTGACAATAAAGCAGAAAGATTTGCAGGTATACGGAAACCAGTATTAAGAGTGGATTGATAAACAGGGCCAAAGTAGAAAGTAAATATCGTTCCATCTTCTTTCAGGGCGCAACCAGAATTTGTAGAGTATATTATTTTCTTTGCGTTTTTTATACCCTCTTCTATAACTGTCGCCTGAGAGCTATCTATATGCTTACCCCATGCAACAAATGTTCCATCTTTTTTCCTTACGGCGCAAAATTGATTACCATCTGCATGTATCCTAACAGCGCCATTGTCACCAAACGGTGTGGGTTGTATTCTTAAAGCGTCTTCGTCTGAAAGCATCAAAGACTCTTCGGTGTTTATGCCAGACCTTCTTCTAAATGGATCATCTTCCTCTGATATTGTCTTCCAAGTGACTACAGATCCATCCGACTTTATAACTATGTAAGAATAACCCCCAAGCTGAGATAGTTTAGGTTCATAGTAACTGTCACAAGTTATTTTTTCTCCGCAAACACCTCTAGCGTTAAATACAGAATTTGCTTTTGTGAGACAATACGACTCCGTTACATTATCTTCACAGGTAATGTCAACGTTATCTCCGTCGTCATAGCAGCAAGCCCCTAGCACACAGGAGTCTGGAGGGGGAGTGCATATGTCACAACAGTTACCTCTAGCCATTTAAACCCCCTAAGATGCACAGCCAGAGCATGTACTCCAAACCGGCCTGTATTCGTTATTTACTAACATTGCCATCAAGAAATATCCGCCACTAGCAGCAAAAGTATGATCTCTGTTCGTTACGTAGTGGATATCCGAGGCTTGAAAAAGCTCGTTTCTCGTTACAAGTTTACCACTAGTTGGACTTGAATAATCTGTAGGAGCGTCAAGATCTTCATCCATAAACCCTTCAATTACTGGAGGTCTAGACCAAGCTAAACCATTGGCTACTCTAACATGTCCACCGGCGAAAGCAATCGCTCCGCTGTTGACAGGATTTATATGATTAAGAGTTTTTAAGTCTTCAAATTTCGACCTAACAGGAACTACTAAATATCCGCTACTGTTAACAATGTCGTGGTATTGAGTAACACCTTCGCGTCCACTGTCAGCAACAATCTGTCCACTTGGGTGAGTTCCATTTTGATTTAATATTACTCTTTCAAAGTTACCGCTTCCAGCGGTATTGAACTGTCCTGCTATTTTTACCAAGCCGCTTCCAGCAGAAGTGTTATTATTGACCGTAGCATCGAGGAAAAACCCACTAACGGTATCAATATAACTATCCAAATTACCACTAGCAACATCCACATATCTATCAAGAACACCGCTTACAAAGTCAATGTGTCTATCTAATACACCGCTAGTAAATCCAATTAGACCGCTGACAGAATTAGTGTTGTCTGCTATTAAGCCTCTCAAATTCGTATCAATAGCCGAGTCTAAATTTCCAGCTATAGTACTAATCTGTGGCTTGACTAAATCATCAAAGAAGCTACCGTTAACATAGTTAAGTATTTTTGCACCGCTTTCCCCAATGATTCCATGCAAAACTCCAGATATTGGTCTTGCGGATATGGAAAGCCCGCTAGCACCAGTGGTTTTAGTTTGTGTTTCTATGCCGCTAATACCAAGGAATTGAGTTTCTTCAAGTGATCTTATGTTTCTTGTTACTGTTCCATCACTGATAGTCCAATTTATATATGCGTCACTAGCAAGAGTAAGAGCTTGGATTTTGTCGTTTAGAATACCGCTAACATGGACGGGTAGGCCGCTTGCTCTATCATTGTAGTATAAGAAGGAGTCGTGCGCCCAACCACTGATTAAAGCGCCGCTAGCTCCAACAGCTTCTCTTGCTACCCCACTTGTAAATGCAATTAATCCGCTAGCCCTGTTGTCAAAAAACGCACCGCTATCAGAAATTCCAGCCCTAAGTATACCACTAAGATGATCTGATAGTCCACTCGCTCTATTGTCATAGTGTAAAAAGGAATCGTGCGCCCAGCCACTAATTAGCGCTCCGCTGGCCCCAACAGCTTCTCTGGCAACCCCGCTAACATAAAGAGCAAGGCCGCTCGCGGCTCTTATTTTGCTTTCAAAACAACCCTGAACGCCCGTTATCTCATAGGCTATGGCCTCAAGATATCCAGATATAGGTTGCGCGTCAACTGTTAACGAGAAAGGAGTTGAATCACCACCAAGAAAAGTCGTTAAACCGTCTTTACCAACAATATTTAATGTGCTGTTAAAAGAAATATCTTTTGTGTCAGCAAGCGTTTGATCACCAACTTTCCATTTTCCAGTGTCACCTGAAAGCAAATCAGTACTAAACTCACTAATTTGTCTGGCAATTTCTCTTAAAGCTACACCGCTTACTTTATGTACTATACCATCAAAAGCAAAGAAGTCGTGGTCTATTATAACACCGCTTAAAGTGTTTATATAGCCGCTAGCTCTAGTGTCAAAGAAATTGTTTAAACCTTCTGTGTAACCACTGACACTATCTATGTCGTGCTGCAACGTACCGCTTAAACCCGCTGGACTGTGTATAGAGTTGTCTAAAGGAGTTATTACATTGTTTACTATGTCGGCTTTTGAGGCAGCAATTCGCTGATCAATAGTACCAACCGTAGCTGTAGTTAAGTCATTTATTTCACCCCTAAGAACACCGCTGAGATCTTCGCTGTAGCTTAATACATTACCACTAGCGCTTTTTATAAACCTGTCTAAGACACCGCTTGTAAAAGATATTAGACCACTAGCTCTTGAGTCATTAAAAGCTATCAGACCACTGGCGTTTGTGTCGTTTGCAACAGATGTTTTTATTAAAACACCGCTAATTGGTCCAGCATTAATTGTGAATATGCTAGCAACACTGTCGTAAACTGCTGTGACTCCATTCTCACCCGTAAATCTAACTACATTAGAATGTTCTATATTTTTATTATTAGACCCGTCTGTTAAATTCCAATGAGTGTAAGAACCGGCAGCAGCAGCGATATTGTTAGCATGTTCAAAAGCAGCACCACTAACGTGATATATTAAACCACTAGGACCAAAAATAGAAGGCGCTACACCTGAAAGAGTGTTAAAGATTCCGCTAGTTCTACTATCATTTGTGTTAATCTGAGATTGTAGGATACCACTAAATAAGTACCCACTGTCGGCAATAGCTCCTCTTAAAGCGCCGCTAGCAAGATTGGTAAAAGCCTTTGCGTCTATTAATACTTGATCTGCATGTTTACGTACATTATCACCGCTATTGTATATCAAATTTAATAAGTAATCACCGCTGGCGTGTATTAATCCACTTGCTCTTGAATCGTTTGTAGTTATTTGAGGCTGAAGAACACCACTAAGTCCATTTATTAGCCCGTTAACTCCAGAGATATCGTTTAATTTTCCAGAAACTTCTTCAAATCTAAAGTCAACAAATCCAGACAGAGGGTGTGCAGATACTTCTAAAGTATTTGTATCACTTCGATAATTTGTTGTTACCCCACTAATTCCACCAAAAATTAAAGTATTTACTGCGTTTGGCGGTGCAGTAATATTATTATTGTTCGTTCCGTCAGAAACTTTCCAGTGGGTGTAAGCACCGGCAGCAGCGCCGACAGAATCCGCATATTGTTCTGCCCAACCACTAACATTCCAGATTAACCCGCTAACACCTCCGAAAGATGGATCTACACCAGAAAGACTAAGGAATTGAGAATCAATAACTCCACTTAGGGGTGCGGCAGAAATTCTCATTATATTAGATGAGTAGTCAGTAAGAATTCCGCTAATCCCGCTTATTGCCACAGTTTCGCCATCAGATATAACATCAGCAGCAGAAAGACCATCTGTTATTTTGTATTCATAAAACGAAGCGGATTCACTGCCTGTAAATATACTACCACTGACATAAAGATCTTGTATGTGTGCATTCCATCTGTAGTCGCCAGATCCTAAACTAAATGCTCCACCTGATTCGTAAGGTATAATATCTCCAGAAACAGCAAGCTTTTCTGAACCCCTAAAACCAGAAACACCGATACCAAGCTGTAAGCTCTGTAGATCACCATAAAGCAACGGTGGTTTATCTATACCGTCAACTAGTTGATCGCAATCACCACTAGCTTCGGGATAAACGCCTAAATAAAACTTAAAACTTGAACTTTTTGGTGCTAAATATCCTGCACCATGACCTATGGCTATATTAAAATCACCAAACTTATTACTCATTAAAGAGTAGTTACCTAGACCTAGATTTCCTGAACCTGTAGTTATACTACCTAAAGAGTTAACACCTACTGCTATGTTATTTGAACCCAATGCATTGCAAGATGCCGCAAGCGATCCTATCGCTGTATTCTTAACGCCAGCAAAATTTACTTCTAGGGCAGCATAACCAAAAGCTGAGTTGTCTTGATTCTCAACTCCTGCTACACCTCTTCTTTCTAGAGCAATATCTCCAGCAACAGTAGAACGTGTACTAATGGACGAGAAGTTGTTAGATGATAAATTTTGATCAGAAAGAAAAGACACAACAGAGTCAGCTAAATTTAAGAAAGTATTTCTTAAATCAAGTGCAGATATGTCTCTACTTGAATTATCTGGAAGATTTGCTTGTAAGAATTCATTGAATTCTTGTCTAGACAACTGAGCCATTTTAAAACCTTATTTAAATTGAATTCTTAACTGACCAGCATCAAATTTTAAAGAATCCCCTTTAAATACGTATCTAGGATTGTCTAATTGGGATTGCATTAGTAAATCGCCAGAACCCCAAACTCCAGAGCTACAAATAGCAATACCTGATACCCAGCCCCATTCTGTAAGTGCAGTTCCAAAATATACTGTATTGCAGTTTTTAACAAATCCGCTACCGGCAGCAAATTCTTCATCTGTGGAAAACTTCCAAGTGGAGTTGCCATTTGTGGATGGAACACCTAAATCAACTCTACGATACCCCGTATCTGTTGAGCCTTCGTCTTTTGGAAGCTCCATAAGGAAACTGCCTGTAATAAGATTTTTTGCAGAACCCGACTCAACTGGTACGCCGCTGGTTAGTGCGATAGCCATACCTTGTGGTTTAGCAAAACTATGACCTCTAAAAACATGGTTTAGCAAACCAGATTCTAGAAAGTCTGACATATTAGCCATTTTAGACTCCTTGAATAAATCCTAGATATACATGTATGTAGTATTATACACATTTATAGGCAGATAGCATATAAAAAGAAAGGTGGCTCTATTGAACCACCTTTCTAGAATAATATATAACTAATAATAAATATTAGAAGCTTCCGAGGATAACTCTACGGTTATCAAGGACACCGAAACCAAGTTCAGCGAATCCATACCAGCCAGCGCGCTGCTGGCGATGCATGGTTGGATCTTCGTGAACAGAGATTTCTTGCTTCATTGGCATAACGAAGCTGTCGTTAGCGCTTTGGTCAAGGCCGACAACCAATTCTGTGTCACTGCCTTGAACAGATCCGCCAAGACCGTTCGTGAAGAAGTCTTGATACTCTTGACCTTCGCCAAGCTCGTCAAGATCATGAAGGTTAACACCGAAGATGTTAGGAACAGGAGAACCTTCTCCACCAGCATTGTAGATCGCAGTTCTAACAGCGTCAGAAACTTGATCAAATCCCCAGTTGCGAATGTCTTCAAGCGCTTCTGGAGAAAGATAAAGATCTGTCAACCGACCACGGTTTGCAGAACCAGTGTTTCCACCAGAGTTACGACGCATGACAGTTTGAAGCAAGCTAACAAGTCTCTTTGAGAACATGCCAGCAGTTGCGTCACCATCGTAAACCAAGATGTTGCGATCAACACCAGCAGCAAGGATTGTGTGCCAGCCGTCATCGTTCATCTTCTTGGTGAAACCGGCTTCCATGACTTGCATGGCACGACCGACAATATCCCAACGAGCTTCGCGAGCATAACGCAACAAGAAGTCGATGCTGCTCGTAATGCTGTAAGTTGGAATCATGACGTAATCGCTCTCGACCGCACGTTCAGGAATGCGACCATGACCGGGGTTGGTGTAAGCAACATGCTCACCTTCAAGTCCGGGACTAATGAGATCCAGTGGATACTCAGTGCTTCCGCCCGGCTCTACATTAATTTTCTCGAAAATATTACCAAGAATATTTCCTACCAAAACACCCTTACGAAGTGGTGTTTCCAAGGCAACTGCAAATTCTCTTTGAGCAGCCATAGCTGTCTCAAGATTACCGTTACCAGATTGACGAAGAACGCTAAGAAATTCTTCGCTAGGTCTCTCTGTATATGACATTGTTTTATTCTCCTAGTTAATAGAATTAAGCGAAGTTGGGAAGATTGACGTACAATTTAGCGTAACCGTCAGCATCTTTACGTGACATCCAGCGACCGATAACTGCGCTGCCGGAAGCGTTTGGATCTACTGCACCAGCGGTAATATTACCAGCAGTAACGCCATCGGCATAAGCCAAAGCGCCAGCAGTTGGGGTTCCAGTTACGTTGTTGGTTACGACCCAACCGCGAGTAAGGACGGTGACTTTGCCACCTTTTTGAACTTCATCCTTATACTGATTAAGGTGAGTTCTTGTAAGATCCTTATTAACAACATCATTAAGAAGGATTCCAACAGGAATCTGAGAAGCGCCCGTTGTTTGTTGATAAGAAACAAGGTTTTCACCTTGGTCCAAAGATGCACCGGAGGCAAGACCTAGATCTGCCAAACATACAACTCCACCGCGAGTTGCTACATCAGCATTATAGAAAAAGCTGATATCTGTTGATTCTTCGTATCTATCTGCTTTAAGAGCCATGATTTAAATCTCCTATGATTAAGATTTTTTGTTGAGAACGTTAGTTTCAAGCCAATTTGAAATACTGGCTCTTGTTGATTCCACTTCGTCTACCTCTGGGGTAGCTTCTACCAAAGTTGCTTCAGAAGTTTCTACATCTTCAAGAAGTTCGGGTGTTACGTCAGCTTCTGCCTCTTCAGCCATTGGCTTCTTTGGAGCCGGTGGTGCTGGCTTGGCTTCTGCTTCTTTATCTTTACCTTCTTTTTCCTTCTTCTTTTCGATAGCTTCTTTAAGCGCTGGAGGTAAAGCGGCCTCTGCCTCTTTCTTCTTTTCGTCTTTCTTTTTCATGAGTGCGATAACAGCTTCAAAAGCTTCGTCCTCAAGAGCGTCGAAATTGGCAAGAGATTCAGCAACTTCTTCTTCGGTTAAACCAGCCTCTACTAGACCAGCTTTACGCTTCTCCATCTTTTCTTTCTTTTTCATCGCATCCATATCTTTCATGGCGACGGTGAGGTCATCTTGAGATTTAGCAAGCGCGTCCTCAAGTTCAGCAACTCTAGCTTGTGTGCTTTTGATGCTTTCTTCAAGTTCCGCAATGCTTGCGTCTTTCTCGTCTACAGTGGACTCAAAAGCCTCTACCTTGGAAGCAAACTCTTTATCTTTTGCTTCTTCGATCTTAGCTTTAATCGCCTCGTTCTCAGCTTTAGCTGAAGCGAGATCGGCACGAACATCGGCCAATTGCTTCTCTAAAAGATTATCAGACATTTTTAAATCTCCTATGTCAAGATTAAAATCGTTATCTACGTTAAATGCAACACTTTTAAGAATAACACTACGTGGGTTGGCAGGCTTGGAAACCAAACCCTTACCAGAAAAAGAGATATTCTTCAAGGCTCTGCCCACTTTATATCCCTCATACTCTCCGGTTCCGCCATATACTCTAAGGTGTTTTGTTAGGAACGAAGACTCTTCATCTCTAGCTAAAACCTTCTTAGATCCATCTTCATTTGATAAAGCGTAATCAAATCCAGCAAACAAACATTCCATAGAAACGTACCACTTGCCTTCTTCAATTTCTGCAATAATCTGCTCCATCCTTTCTTTATTTTCGCTTTTTGTCCAGCTATTATAAAGAACGGCTTGAGTGATTATATCAAAATCTTCTGGCATAGGGGAATCTTCAGAAACCGCCTTGCCATCTTTTGATAGCACATAGCTACCGGTGATATGTCCGATGATGTCACTCTCATCGTGCATAAAGTTAAATTGTTTATCTTCAGGGGTATTCCTAGCGGCCCAAGTCGGCTCTGGCTGGAAAACGTCGTCGTTTTTGTTCCAACCGCAAGAGACCAAAACAGACTCTAGATAATAGAGGTCTATTTGGTCTTTGTTCTCTGCTAATATTTTTTCAGCAACTTTTGTATTTTCCATAGCGCTCGCAAGCTTCTCGGAAAACTGCTGCCCTTTAAAGGTAGTAGCTTGAGAGCAATACGCAACACTGGCCGTACTCTTTACGAGTTCGCCAATGCCGTCATTTATTTCGTTTTGGAATATTTTAATTGTCATGTATTACCTCTACAATAAATATACACGAAAAAAGAATTTTTATTTAATTTCAGATTTTATCTATCTAAAAAGTACTCTACATACGCTGATATGGCGTGTCTTTTGTAATCTTCTATATTCATATTTTCTGGATTAATTTTACCAGAGTTTAGAATATTAGAGAAATCTTGTGGCATCCTCTTGTTAGAAGCAACTGTCTTGCAGATTTCATCTTCAGATATATCTGACATAGCAGTTGTGTTTAAAAGAACATGTATTTTAAGTCTTTCAAGCTCTTTTACCTGAGATTTTGTTAGACCTCTCATGTTTTTCTTTTTGTGGATTCCCAAATAAGCACTATTTAAAGTGGCTGATATTTTGTCAAAGGTTTGATTAGTCCAGACTATAAATTCAGCAACTCCGGGTTTAGACTTTGGGGTGTCTACTCTTTTCTTTCTTGGTCCTTCGTCAAGCTTTGCTGGAGGTCTACCGTTGGGGTTGATTGGTTTTTCAGATTCTTTTTTTTCTGCTAATTTTTCACTAATTTGCCCCTGCTTATCTATTTTTTCAAGATCTTGACTATGATTAGGGTTGTGAAAAGGACTAGCTTTTTCTGGTAGGTTCTCTGAATTTCTGGCTTTGTCTTCTCTTTTAAGCCTCATTTTCTCAACGCCCGGAACTTCTTTGAATCTTTCAAGCACTGTTTCATGAGATATTATATCTCTATCAGCCAACTGTATAAGAAGATTCTTTTCTGTTGACTCATCAGACAAACTCATTTGATCGTAAACAATATGTGGAGATTTTCTAAAGCCCATAGCTTTTCTAACAATCTCACACTCTTGCTCCCAGAACTTTGTAAGTTGGTCTCTGCCGTATTGCAGTCTTTCTACAAGTGTTTTTAAAGATATGAAATTATTTGTAAACCCGCCGCCATTTCCAGCCATACCTGTAAGAGTTGGAGGAACACCCAGTCCAGCATAGATACTATTGAGAACAGAGTTATATTTCTCTGAACCTAAAAATTTGTACACCTGACTGTTTGACTCTGTGTAAGAAAGCTCTGGCCCCCAAACCAGTTCCATCGTACCTCCACCAACATTGCTCGCAAGGATGTCTCTAAGCTTGTTTATTGCGGCTTTATTTGGAAGAATCTTATGATCTAAGTTACCAAGTGTCCACAGTCTAATATTAGAAATAGCCCCATCTAAGGCAGAAAGGTCGGCAAGCCTCATTTTTTCCAACATGATAATATCGTCAAGAATTGCGTATATTAAAGGATTTGCCCAGTTTGTCCAGTCGTCTTTTTTGTAATAAAATACAGATACTCTTTCTGGGTCTAGTTCAACTTTTCTTGCGCCCTGTTTTATCTTCTGCTTTAATTCTGGAGGAAGTGTTTCGATTACGTGTGCGGGTATTGAGCCGTCTTTAAAGTTATCTAAGATAGAATTCGTTCTTATCTCAAATCTATTCCTACCCAAGAAAAGGTTTAGTTGACTATCCTTCATATCAATAGAAAGTGGATTAAAGTAATTGTATCTCCAAGGAATTTGACCTTTTTCAAATTCAGGTACTTCTACAGTGATGTCTTTACCCATTGACTTGATGTACTTTGTTACATCGGGTGTAATATTCGCGTAGCTTCGGTAGGCAATCACCTGTCCTGATCTGTAAAGCAGGTTTGCAAATCTTTCAGATCTTTCTTTTCCGCCACACTTTTTAAACCACTGTTGGTAAAATTTTTCAACACTTTTATTTTCATGAACAATATTTATTCCCTGACAGGTAAAATCACCCATGAGATCAATTACATTTCTAATGATGCCTACTTTGTCGTAAGCGTCCATGCACATTTTGATAATGCGCTTCTGCTTATGTGGAACTTTTTCGTCTGGTCTAAACGCATGATAATCTTGACTTGTAAATCCCGGCCTTACAGACCTGTTTGTTTCGATGTCTTTGAAGTCTCTATAATGATTAGCTTTTGATACTCCTGCGTAGCTTTCGCCAGCTTCAGAGAATTGTTGGAATGCTGTAGCTCTACTGGAAGCGTCGGCGTCGTTCCAAGTTATTAGAGAGTTTTCTTCGTTCATCTTGTCCCTTTATAGGTAATCGGAATGCATTTCAATTGTTATTGTATTATACACAATTAATAGATATCCTTCATGTTTTCAGAAAACCAACTTGGACCGCTATATAGACTTTGATCTTTCTTCTGTTTTGAGTCTTTTGGAATAGATCCGGCAAAGCCACCAAAAAATTCATAATCTTCTTTAGTTGGTGTTCTTGCTATTTTTCTTGCTGCCATGTTAGCCATTATTAAGGATGAGTACCTGTCTTTTCTCATTTTGCTTTTCTTTCCGGCAGCTACGATAACCTCTGGGGTGTCCCACCTATCCCTACCGGATGCAGTTTGTGTCATCTGGATCATAGAAAGTTCGTCTTTAAGTTCTTCTATGTCCATAACACATTCCTCTAAGGTGTCATACATTCTACCCTTCATTCCATCGTCTATATTGGAGATACCCACGGTAACTGAATCAAAACGAGGAAATAAGATTACTTGATCCTCTAAGTCTTTTCTTAGTCCGTGATTAGCTTCTGCTAACCATTCGTACTTAGCAAATTGACACATCTCTAAGATATGTAAGCCACGCTGATCGTCCGTGTCTTTGGGTTTGTCTTCATCTATGACGGGCCATATCTCTATTTCTCCTTCTTGTATTTTATCCCTGTCGTGTAAGGACTCCATTACGGCGATACCGCCACCTTGTGCATCCATAGCAATGTGTATACATGGAAACAGCCTCATAAGGTCTCTGATCTTCCTAGCGCAGTAAGAATAAAAATCTGTCTCTGTAGAATAGCCCCTTTTTACCTTTTCTTTATGTTCTGACCTGTTGGTAGTCCAACAGTTAACTATCCTTCTGTGGTCATGATTGATCTCTAGCACAATAATGCTAAAGTTGTCAACTTCCGAAGCTGGGTCAACGCCAAACACATACTTCTTGTTTGGATCGCCCATCAGCTTTGCCTCAAAGATAATATCATTACCCTTAGAGTCTTTTGTTGTCTCTTTATCGTCCACTACGCAAGACTCTATTAGAGATCTCTTAAAGAACCCCTCTGAGTCGCGAGTAAACACTGCTCCAAACTCCATTTGATAGATACCAGCATGAACTGTTGCCTTAGATCTAGCGACCTGTGAGGCATCCATGAACCCTTCTGGCAATAGCTCGTAAGGTATTCTCATTATGGAATACTCTGTCCAGTCAAAATTGGTAGGAACATCGTCTCCTCCGAATACTTCTCTTAGCTTTACTGGGTCTCCTTGACTTTTTATTATAGATTTCCATCTTTTCCAATATGTAGCGAAATGATTAAAGTCGTAGTAAGCAGTACCAGATAGTATGATTTGATTATCTTTATCTTCTAGCTTGTTCTCGTCTTCATCAGTTATTTGTACGCCTAGTTCTTTCGCCTTTTTTTCTGCGGCCAATCTTTTGACATTCTCAATAGGGTCTGAACTTACAGCAGCAAAACCTGCCACAACAGTCTCGAAAATATCGCGAGGAATAGAAGCAAATTCGTCAGAGATAATATCGTTAGCTCTTTGACCCCTAATTTTTTGTCCGTCGCCAAGTGGTAAGCAAGTAATACGAGAATCGTTAATCCGCATAACGCAACGATCAACGTCTCTACGTGGGCCAGAGTTTCCATCACATATGTCCCTTAAAATTGGAGAATTGTTCCATATAGTTTCCATGTATTCAAAAAGAACTTTAGATTGCCTAAAGGCAGCGCCCACAACAACAACCTTCCTGCCCGGAAGCAAGAGCGCTCTTAGCATAGAGTATAGAGACAGCATGAAAGATTTACCGAAACCACGACTAGCTATAAGCATAGGGAACTTACGATTCCAAAGTTCGTATAGTATGAGCGACTGTGAGGGTAGTAGTTGTACGTTAAATATTTCCTTGACCAAGAAAGAAAAATATTCTGGCCTTGTCATAAGCCAAGTAAGCTTGAGGTGAAAGTCGTCGTCTGAGGAATTTAATATTGAGGTAGGGTCGAATAATTCTTTTTCGTCTACATCTATTTTTAACCAAGCTTCATCTATTTTTTTTAGTTTATTCATTTATAAATTCCATCGACAAACCCGTAATAGACAGCTTCGTCTGCTGTCATATACCAGTCGCCACCTCCTAGTTTTCTTTTTATGTACGATTTAGTTTTAGATAAATTATTTTGACGTTCTTTAAAATATTCTCCTTTTTGGCATCTTTCTGCATATATTTCTATCATTTGTTGCGCAATATATTTTTCAAAGTCAGCTAGGTTTTGTGTGGTTAGATAATGTCCACTTATCTCGCTACTACCCCAGTGAACCATAAACGCAGAGTTGTTAGTAACTAATCGTCTTGTTGCAGCTTGTATAATAACAGTACCCATAGAGCATAACTGACCATAGCCAATAAAAGTGGTTTTACATTTACAGCTTCTTATTGCATCGTATATACCCATCCCAGAATACCAGCAGCCACCCACTGTCTGCATATGTATAGTAATTGGATCTTTGCTTAGGTTTTTTAGTATGTTTATATTTTTAATAAAGTTTTGGAGCATTCTGTGATCTACTCCAGCAGATTCTCCTGAGTCGTCAAACTCATTTATGTATATTTCTCTATTTTTTACGTCTAGATTATAAGCGTGGATTTCACCCACACTGTCTCTGTTTGTTGTCATGACTTGCGCCCTATTGTGTATTTTTCATTAATCCTTTTTAGTAAACTGCTGATTAAATCAAATGCACCCCTTTCGCTACCGGCAAACACAACGTGTACATCGTTAAATACGGCAAACTCCATTAAACATCTTAGTATATACTTTCCCGTTATTTTTACTTTACCTTTTAGTTCTTTGGGTATCTTTGCGCCCTCTGGAAATTTCATTACATCCTCCATAGAGAACTCACATACTATAAATTTATGTTCATATTCCCTCATTCTTTCTACTTCGTTGTAGAAGGCATACTTTCCTTTTCCTAAGTTAAGCGCTATTTCTGAGACGCTAGCTTTTCTTTCTATGCAAACCTTATCTTCCATACCTAAGATAGAATAGTCGCCAGTCTCTAGTTTTCTCTGGACCGTCCCGTTGCATGTGTTAAACTTTTTGAAAAAATAACCCTGCTGCTCTCTTGTGTCTCGAATCACAGTATAACTGGGGGCAGTCTTATATTTAGCCATTATTCTTTCTCACTATTTGTTGAAATAAACCTTGATAGTGTTGTTCACTACCTGTAACCTTTTTGTGGCAGTTTTTACAAAGTGTAATTCCATTATCAACATCAAACCTCAGTGTAGAGGCACTGGCCCATTTTTGTATATGGTGTGCGTTTAGATACTTTTTATAAGAACATCCGGGCATCTGGCATGTAAAGTCGTCTCTTTTGTAGACGCTTATTCTCCAGCGTTTGTATACCGGATCGTTGTAGTCTCTTCTCATGGTATCTCTATCTTAATAATTCTTATATCGTTGAAAATATCTTTTATAAAATTCAAAGTCTCTATAGAGTGATCTGACTTTAGTATCTTAATAGCAAGCTTGTGCATAGCTTTGTAACATGCGTCGTCTGGGTCTTTCGCTTCAACAAATATTATAGGGGTAGAACTATTGTAATCATCTAAATTATATTCTTTTAATCTGGATATAACGAGTGTTAACACCATGTGTACTTTGTATATCTTCATTCTAGATCATGCTTTACCATCATTTTAACTAAATCTTCAAAACTATGCTTGGGTGTCCAGCCTAAGTTCTTGCTTGCTTTACTAGCGTCTCCACGTAAATAATCTACTTCCGCTGGTCTATAAAACTCTGGATCTTGTACTACATAGTCAGACCAATCCTCAATACCAACCTCTTTAAATGCAACGTTTAAAAATTCTCTGATAGTATGTGTTTCACCTGTACAAATTACGTAATCATCAGGACAGTCTTGCTGCAACATCATCCACATCGCTTCACAGTAGTCTCCAGCGTATCCCCAGTCTCGATATGCGTCTAGATTGCCTAGACGAAGCTTGGGAAAACCCTCTCCGTCCACAGGGGAGTTATAAAGCATATTCTCATCGTCTTGCTTAGGGATATCTATAATCGCCCCCATCTCGTTTGTTGGATTGTTCCATTTGACAAACTCACCAATCCACTTGGTAATCTTTCTCGTTACAAAGTTTTCACCTCTACGTGGTCCTTCGTGATTAAATAGTATTCCGGCACTTGCGTGTAGTCCATAACCTTCTCTGTACAGTCTAGTCATGTAATGAGCAGCGCACTTTGCTATAGCATATGGACTTTGCGGCAAGAATTTAGTTTCTTCATTTTGATATTTACTTTCAGCAGTCATACCAACTTCGATGTCATAATTTTTTCCAAACATCTCGCTACTACTCGCTTGGTAGAATCTAGCTCCCACCATATTAAGATCCACTAAGCTTTGCAAGATATTTAAACAGCCTTTTCCTGTTATATCCCAAGTTAATCCCGGCTGATTAAAAGAAACCGCAACATGAGATTGTGCAGCTAAATTATAGACTTCATCTACTTCTCCGTGATTTTTAAATATATTTAAAACACTAGACGAATCTGTAATGTCGCCACTAACTAACTTAAAATTATTGTTATTAAGAATATGCGAAATACGTGTCGTGTTATCAGTACTCGTCCTTCTTGTTGCGCCTATAACTGAGTAGTTTTTCTCCAGTAGCAAGTCCGCTAAATGGCTTCCATCTTGTCCCGTTACGCCAAATATTATAGCTGTCTTCATTTTAGTCCTTGATAGTGTCCGAGTTTAAAAAGGGTTGGTCTACCTGTCCATCTGTAAATTTGTGGAATGCTCCCAGTCTCTCTTTTTCTTTTTTCATGGCTAGTCGCATCTTTTCCATTTCTATTCCGTATTGACTTGTTACATCTGGATTACCCATAAGGTATGCTATCCATCCAACAAGACTCTGTTTGCTGTCTTCTAGTCTCTTGACTCTTTGCTCTCTTGTTGCCTTCATTTCCTTGAGCATCGAGTTTTTCTTTGTTTGGAGTTCACGATAGTCTTTGTTTAAAGATTCCTGTGAAGCCTTCAGAGAAGCCGCCTGACGCTCCATGTTAAACACCATGTCTACATCTTGCTGATCTGGGTCGCGCGCCCTCTCTGCTTGTATTAGACCCTCTAGCGTAGAGATCTGCTCTATGTTATCTTTATTCTGCTTGAGTGACCTGTTCATTAGTAGCTCTAACTTGATGAGGTCAACAACCTGTAGTTCTTCTGTAGGAATAACGTCATCACGAAACTGTGAAATGATTCTAGCCCAGTGATATCTAAAAAGCTTCAGTTCGTCCTCTGTAAACTGCTGTTTTACTTCAACCCAGTAGGGTCTCTGGTCAAGCTCAAAAGCCGCTTTCTCTTCTTTAGATGCACCAACATTGAACTTACGCTTAATAAACTTCTCGACGCTCTCAGGGTCTCTGTCAAGCTTGTCCGCTATATCTTCGTAGGACATAGTACCTATGCTCTTTTCTATGATCGCCTCTTCTTCTTTAGAGATCCTACCTTTCTTCATAGCCACAGTCCTCCATTATTTCTAATATTCTTTTAGATATTTCTTCTTTTCTTGCTTTGGGAAGGTAGACTCCTGCAATCATCTTGAGGTAATCCATACGCATTGACGCCGGAAGAAGCCTATCAATGTTCGTGGAAATGTATAAATAATCAAAATGTTCTTCGTCTACTGCATATTTTTCGTTTTCATCCAAAAGAGTTTCTTCATAATCCAGTTGCGCCGGTTGTAAGACTTTTATTCGTTCATCATCCGAGTTTGAGATGAAGTGATTGTCACGAATGAAATTTTTAAGACGATTAGATAGATTTACACTGAGGAAGTTTTCCAACGGGCGTTTACCATCATATCGTTGGAGCGCATCTATACATATAATGAAAGACTCTTGTTTTATGTCATCTACTGTATATCCATAAAAGGTATATTTAGCAGCAGTCTTATTGATAACCTTTTCTATAACTCTTAGTACTTCATCTTCTATCATGTTAGGGGGTATCTTCATTCTTCACCCCACATTAGTGCGCGCCATTGTTTTCCGTCGTATCCTTCAAAGCATTTATCTTTCTTGTTGTACTTAATGCTTCCTTCAACGGGCTTTTTATTATTTTGTAAGAGTATAGACCATAATTCATTTTGATCTATAGACTGTATAATATTATTAAGCTTGCCTAAGAGAGTGTTATCTTGTAGTTCTACTGGCGTTGGAGTAAACGGCTCTGTGGAACAAAGTACACTATTTTTGCTTACGAGAATATTTTTGTAATTTTCTGGCAGATATTTCAAAAGAATAAAGTTATGACCTTCAAGGTCGTTTAGAACTGGTGGCGTTCCGTTTCTTGGTCTGTATGATGTGTCGTCTTTTTCTACCCAAAATACATATTCTCTTTTAAAAAAGAATTTATTGCGTTTTTTGTAAAATTCACCAAGACCAGACTCACAGTATGTATTAAGCCTTTCGTCTTTAGTTTGTTTTATTTGGTAGAAAAAATTTTGACCTACTGGTATTGCAGATTTTTCTGGCTCTGGAAGTTTTCTAAGAGCGTCAAATACTATTTCGACATCCTTGGTCTCTGTTTTCTGAACACCCACAGATATTAGGGTTTTTGTTTTTATTTTCTTGTTCATCTAGTAAATTTCCTAAAGATTTGTCCTTTTTTGTCAATTCATCTTGTATTTCCATTCCGAGGCTAGCTGTTGCCTTGCAGCACAAGTTAGACTGTATCTTTTTTGCATTTTTCATTTTTGATTCTCTGTTTAGGGGGCTTTCTTACCTATTATACACTGTATAGGCGATTTTGTCAAGTTTCTTATAAAAATCTTGACTTACTGGCATCAATTTACCTATAATGAGTGACAATATATGTCGGGATACTAGGAATTGAGATTTTTGTATAACGCAGTCACATTAAAAACCTGTCCTGTTTGTGGCGCTTGGACGGCGAACTACAATTTGTAGAAAGCCAGATATAAAAAATTTATAAGATTGTTAGGAGTTGGACTCAGGTATTACCAGTGCCTGATACATTTGGCGGATTACGGTCTCAGTAATGAGAAGCTAATAAAAATTAGTTGTGAGTTTACGGCTCTCACCCAAAGCTCAAGCAAGAATCCGGTTTGTGGCTCACTGATTAGTATCTCATATCCTGCGCAGTTACTTGCTTGGTAGGATAAAAGCCGGTGGTGTGTACATACCCTAAATAATTTTATAACCAAAAATGATTAAATCACCCTGTATTAAGCACTGTAGCCTCAACACAAACGGAGTTTGTCTGGGGTGTTTCAGAACTACTCAAGAAATTTCTAACTGGAGAAATATGAATGAAGAAGAAAAAACAGAAGTTTGTTCCAAAATACGTCTACGGGCCTCCAGTGTGCAAAAAATGCGGAACGAAGGTGTTTCTGATGACGGGCAAACATAGATTTAAATGTGTTTTATGTAGACACGAAAGCGTCGAGAAGCTTCAAGGCGAATAGATTGGCTGATACATTTACATATATTTTTGGGGATTGTGTCTAAACCACCCCCCTCTTTCGGGGGGTAAGAAGGTACATTTTACCCGAAGATATAACCCCCGTCAACCCTAAATTGATAAAAACTAACAAAAAACAGATAAAAACTTTCTTTGTAAAACTTCTAGAATAACTGCACACACCTATTGACAAATGCCGATAAGTATGTATAATGGGGGACATAACAACAACACTTACTAAGGTAAAACAATGATTACAATGATTTTTC